GATCCCGACGTGCTCGGTCGCGAGCAGGATATGCACCGCCCGCAGGTCGCGGTGCCCGTATATCTCGAACTGGTCGACGTCGTTATGCCGGATCACGAACAGCGCGTGATCGAGGGAGTCGAGCTCGGCCAGGCGCGAGCCGTACAGGTCGGTCACATAGATCGCCCAGCGATTGACCGAGCCCGGAAACGTCTCGGCGCGCCGGCCGGCGAGCACGCTCTCACGCCGGCGCATGACTTCGGGATCGGGACGGGCGAGGTCGGGCTCGGCGCTCATGGCGCGAGGTATTGCAGCGTGTATTCGGCGACGATCTCGGTCTGCTCGGACGCGAGCCCGACGTCGAGCTGTATATCGTTCAAGCCCTGCTCGAGCGGCCAGAACTCGGAATCGTCGGTCAGCTCGCCGAACACGTCGCGGACCTGGGCCCCCTCATAGACCAGCGCGGTTTTATGCGTGACGCGCGTGTCGATCAGCAGGAATTGCCCGGCCGTGAGCGTGAGCGACGTCGAGGCGATACGGCGGCCGCTGGTCCGGTTGGTCAGCCGGATATCGTTCCCCGGCCCGCGGAGAGTGAACACCGGCCAGCAGTCGACGTCGCCCTCATTCCATGCGTCGAATTGGCCCTGCGCGCTCGAGCGGCCGAGCGTGAGGGGGAAGATCGGAAACCACTGCTCGGTCTGGCCCAGCAGCGTGACGCGCAACTCGACCGGCTCCTGCGCTTGCCAGTAAGGCTCCATCGCCCGAAACAGCAGCCGCGCCGGGAGTGAGGTCGAGGTCCCATCCTCGGGGACGACGTCGAGCCCGGCCTCGTAAATGCACCGCAGGTAGCGGCCGGCGTAGTCGCCGCGCACCAGCTCGAGGCGCCCGGGCCCGTGGCTGGGATCCAGCACCCGGGCCCAGCGGCGTAGCTCCTCGCGGCCGCGGAAGTAGGGCGGGGCGACGATCGGGACGTCGACCGGGCGCGTGAGGTGGCGCGAAGCGTAATAGCGGCCGCCCGGGCCCGCCGGGCTCGGGTCCTCGAAGATCGCAACCGGCGGCATGAGTCGGCCCAGAACGCCGGTTCGGATCAGGAACTCGACCGACCCGCCCAGCGAAACGTAGCGCATGGTCTCGGTGTCGGGGTAGGGGTCGGGGATCACGATCCAAGTAACTCCAACCGGCGGAAGGCGACCAGGACCTCGGTTAGATCGGCCTGCTGGGGGTACAGGTTCAGGACGTAATTCGGCCGGTTCGCGCCCGAGATCAGCTCCTCGGTGGCCTCGGCCGGCCCGGTGACCGCATAGGGGTTCGAGAGCGCGGTCCCGGCGAGCACCAGCGGCGACCAGGCCGGCGTCGGCGAGAGCACTTGCAGCGACAGGCCCCCGATACCCGGGATGCGGCCCCCCAGCGAGAGCGCGTCGCGGAGCTTCCCGAGTAGCCCCTCGAGGATGCCGCCGAGCCATTGGACCCATTCGGCAACCCATTTGATCGCCCCCACGACGGCGTTAAAGGCCCCGACCAGCGCGTCGCGTATCCACGCCGCGACCCGCAGCACGACGTCGCCCAGCGCGTTGACTGCGTTTCGGAACCAATCGACGTTTTGATAGGCCCAAATCACGATCGCGACCAGCGCCACGATCCCGGCCACGATCAGCGCAATGGGCCACACGGCGGCCAGGAACGAGGCCCCGAACAGAGTCGTGATGATGGTCGCAAGCGAGGTGACCGTCGAGTAAATCCCGATGGCGATTTTCGCCGCCGTCAGCGCGACGACGATCGAGGTAATAGCGACGGTGAGAATCCCGATCACGACCTCGTTACCGGCGATCGCCTCAATTAACGGAGTGAGCGCCGAGAGCAGCTGGTTTGCGATTTGCAGCAGCGACTTTTTCGCCGGCAGGAGCGCGTTACCGATCGCTGCCTGCAGGTTTTCGACCTGGGCCTCGTAGATCTTCGCCTGTGAGATCTCGGCCGCCTGCGCCGCGGTCGTCTGTTCCATGATGAGCGCGTAGCTCGCCTGCGCTTTCGAGGCCGCGTCGAGCGCGCCGCCCTGCTCGATCAGCCCCAGCTCGACCGCCTTCTGTTGAATCCGCGCGGTGTCGAGCGAGATCCCGTACTCGCGCAGCCCGCGGGTGTTGCCGGCGAGCCCCGACTGTATCGCGTGCAGGACTTCGGACGGGTCGGCCTGGTGGAACGCCGCCATCTTGGCCGCCAGCGTCACCATTTCGGTCGACATGCCGGCCGCCTGCTGCTGGTTTAGGCCCATGTTCTGTAGCAGGAGCCCGAGACTCGAGCTCATCCGCTGGGCCTCGGCCTGCGAGAGCCCGAGCCCGGTCGCCGCGCTTTTTGCGAACTCGGTTACCTGCCCCGACGCCGCCCCGAAAACCTGCGCGACCTGAAATCCGGTCTTATTGAGGTCGACCGCCGCCTGCATCGAATCCTGGGCGAATTCCTTGATTTTGGCGACTGTGAAGATCCCGGCCGCGAATGTCGCCAGCTGGGTAAGCATCCCCTTCCACTGGTCGCCCATCCCCTGTAGCTGCTGGTTTGTCCCCTGAACGCCCGACTTGACCGCGGAGTCATCCCAGCCGACGGCGACCGTTATCTGCGGTGCCATGGCGCTACCGCCGGCCCCGCTGCGCCCGGGCCCGTTTCATCGCCCGCGCCTCCTCGTCCATCACCCGGAGCATTGCCCGGAGCTCGAGCGGGTCGAGCGCGTAATACTCCGGCGGCGTCATCCGCCAGAACCGGCAAAAGACCGCCATGTTCAGCATCACGCGCTCGGTTGAGGGTCCGCGGGCACGTAGCGGACCTCGATATCACCGCACTGTTCCCAGGTCACCTCGGGATGCCCCTCGCGCCGGAGCCGGACCCATACCGCGACCTGCGTCGTATCGGCCTCGTCCATGTCCTGCAGGGTCTTTCCGGTCGTCGCTTTCAGGAGCCGGAGCTCGTTCGGGGTAAAGCCGAGCGCGCCCCCCTGCTCGAGCACGACGAACGCGGGTATGCCGTTCGGTTCCGTCATCGGAGCGCCCCTGCGGCCTCGCGCTCGAGGTCGGCTGCGGTCCGTTTCTCGTGCTCGGCGCGCAGCGCTTTGATCGCCGGGTAGATCGTGCGCCCGGTCTTGACGAACGGTCGGCCGCCAGAGAGCAGGCCCGCCGACCGCGCCATGCGTAGGCCCGCACGCGAGAGCCCGCCCCCGGTCCGCGCCGTGGCCCGGGAGCCGCCGAACTCGATCCACCCCGCATACGGGAGCCCGGGCCCGCCGAGCGTCACCTCGATTTGGTCGCGCTTGGGGGTGACGTTGACCGAGCGCGCCAGCTGGCCCGAGTCGGTCGGCTGGGCCCGCCGGATGGTATCGCCGAGGCGCTTCGCCGAATCCTCCGCGGTCCGTTTCAGCGAGTCCGGCAGGTTGCGCTCGGCAAACCGGATGATCTTCGCCGACGTCTCCGGGCCCCCTCGTAGGTGCAGGGTGGGAGCCGGCACTACTTCGCCTTAGCGCTGGCCGCCCCGTTCGCCGGCGGCGCCGGCGCCTCGTCGAATACCGGCTGGCCCAGGACCGGCCAGGCGAGATCCAACTCCCACGGCGACGAGGCCTCGCCGCCCCATGTGTAGGCCTCGGGGTAGACCTTCCCGGTTGCTCGCCGCTCGCCGGCGATGATCGAGAAATCGACCGGGTCGCCGGCCTCGATCAAGGGCTGCAGCTCGGCGTCGGTCCCGTCGTCGCTCATGTCATGCCAGGAACCGAAATTGAGCGTCCACGAGGCGAGGCCGGCCGGGCTCTGTATCGGGCCCCCGAAAGACTGCAACACCTCCGGGTCGGGGGTCGTCGGCTCGAGGCTCACCGAGCGCGAGAATCCGTCGAACTCGACCCCGCCTATGTTGACCGTGACGTCGCCCGGCCGCCGCGGGCTAAAGACCTTCCAGTCGCCGGGCCCGCCCCGTGCGGCGGCGTTCGGCCGCGCTCCAATCATCGACATTAGGTCCACACCTCCACGCGAACATCGGCCGTCATGTAGCTGCTGGCGCCCTGCTGCTCGACCCGGTAATTCGTCGCCTCGACCAGGCTTAGCCGCTCGATCGGGCGCGGCGGGTCGACGGTGAGCAGCGCGTCCTCGACCGCACCGACCAGGTCGTCGAGCGCGCGCTGCCCGCGAATCGAGTCCGGTCGCGGCACGATGCACGCGACCGGAATCACGGTCACGTCGTAGGGCTGGGCGCCGTTGCGATAGGTGATCCCGCTAACCAGCCGCAGCGCCAGCGCCGGCGGGACCGGGGTATCCGGCATTTCGGGGTACACATGCACCGCCGGGATCGCCTCGAGCAGGCCCGCCAGCACGACGCGCACCGAGGCAAGCGGGACCATTACCCGACCGGGATATCGAGGTAAGGCCCCATGAGGCGCCGCACGTCGGGGTCGTCGCGCAGCCGGATCACACCGAGCTCGCCCCAGCCGGCGACGCCCTCGGGGGAATCCTTGCGCGTGTAGAGCCGGGCCGCGTAGATCGTCTCGGCCTCGGCGAGGTCCGCCGGCGCGGGCTCATCGGGACCCGGCAACAGTGCCGGGTCCGCAATGAGCAGGAGGTGACGATGGGCCGCGTCGAGTTTCTGGGCGAGCATGTCGTCATCGGTCGTGTCGGTAATCCCGAGCTGGTCTTTCAGCTGGGCTACCGAGGCCCACGTCCCCTCGGCCACGTCAGCGACTCCGGGTCCTGGTCGTACCCGCGCCGGCGTCGCCGTTAGCGGGCGGTGCCGGGTCCGGCCGGTCGGTCAGCGTGATCGTGACCTCGTGAAACGCCAGCGGCGTGAACGTCGCCAGCGCGACCCGGGTCTCGGCCAGGAGCACGTACTGGTTTTTGACAAAGAAATCGGCGTGCTGGTCCGCGATCAGGACCCGCGTGTCCTGCCGGTCGAACGCCGAAACGCCGGAGGCGAAGTCGCCGACCAGGACCTTACCGGCCGGGAGCTTATTCGAGGTCGCGACCTGCAGCCCGTAGATCGAGAGCCCGCCCGGCCCGGCCGTCACCAGGCGGTCGCCGAGCGAGGTCCAGCGGTGGGCGAGGCCAATCGTCAGCAGGCCAAAATCGGCCTTATTCAGCACGACGCCGGTCGCGTCGTACTCGCGGACCGAAACCGCGTTCGCGCCCTCGATGATGGCCTCGACCCAGGCCATCGGGTCATCGTTGTATGCCGCCTTGTTCGAGGTCCCGATGCCCGCGTTCCGAACACCGAGAATGTTTTGCCCGACCCCGGTCCCGTTCAGGAATTGGGCCTCGACCTTGCGGGTGATGCCATAGCGCAGCCGGCCGTCGACGTAGGCCCGCAGCGTCGGCATATCGTCGAGCGCTTGCCTGGTTACCGGGATCCAGTGCGCGATCGTCCGCACGGGCTGCGTCCGCAGCGCGAACGTCATCTGTAGCTCGTCCTTGACCTCGCCCTCGGCCACCGGCGGCCGGAGGTCGCTCACCCCGAAAGGCGACGTCGCCGAGGTGTACGGGGTTTCCTCGAGGTAGTCGATCGCGTTCGAGGTCGTCGGCACCGGAGCGCCGATCAGCCGCAGGACCGAAAAATCCTCCTCGGCCGGGCCCACGATCCCCGGGAGCCGCATCGGCACGATGCCGAGCGCGCTCGACATGATCGGGATTTGCTGCGCCGGCGACTCGCGCCCAAAGAGGGGCCCGAGCTCGACCGCGCCCGACGTCCCGCGCTTGCGGGTCAGGTAGTCGGCCGCCGCCTCCGAACGGATGAACCGCTCGCCCCAACTGAGATCCTCGGCCGGCGGGCCCTGGTTACCCGGCCGCCGCTCCTGCGGGTCGCCCTCGAGCTCTGCCATGCGGGCGACATGCTCGCGGCGGGCCCGCTCGTTTTCGGCTAGGTCGCGGAGTCGCGCGTCGACGAGCTCGAGCGCGGCGCGGGTCTCGTCGAAATTGGCGCGCTCCTCCTCGGTCGGAGTCGAGCCGTCCTCGTGTCGGGTGACGATGGCGTCGAGCGAGCCCTGCAGCTCCTCGCGCCGTGCCTTTAGCCGTTCGATTACCGGATTCATCACTCACCTTCCCGGTCATGGGAAAACCGACCTAATGGCGGTAGGTGGTGGCGCTGGTGGTGGCCCAGGTGGTGCCCCTGCCCGAGGGGTCCGGCGTGGGCTCCGGCGAGCGCTCCGGCGTACCCGACGTATTGGGCGGGATCGTACCAAATCGCCCGCGTGTGCGGGCCCGCGTAGGCCACGCTTCCCGAAACGGCCCCCGAGGCCACTGGGGGACGACCGGCCTCGTTTTAGGGCCTTAGATTTGCTCTCAGCGCGTCGGGCCGCTCCTAGCCGGTCGCCTCGACCGTCGCGAACGCCCCCGGCGCGGTGACGACGACCGCGACCTCGGTCTCGATCCGCAGCGTTACGAGGTTCTGTATCGCGTTCGCCTGGTCCTGGTATCCGGCCTCGACCGAGCCGACCCCGCGCTGGGCGACGATGCAACTCTGCCAGTCGCCGACGATGGCGGCCACGTCGCCGCTCGAGCCGGCCGGCGCCAGCACCAGGCGCACGTCGTAAAAGGCCCCCTCGCGGACCGCCGGCGGGAGCGTGTAGCGGTGATCGGCGGTGATCGAGATAGCCGTCGGCAGGTAGCCCGCGCCGGCGACCGCCGAGAGCGCCCCCTGCAACGCCTCGACGGTCAGCGCCGACCCGCTGCCGGCGCTCGTCGCAATGGCCGCGACCTCGCGGAAGATCCGCCGCTCGAGCCCGCGGTCGAGCGCCTCCTGCAGCAGGCCCCGCACCAGCGCCTCGGAGCCGTCCTCGAGCGCCGCCCGACTAATCCGCAGGTAGGCGGCCAGCGTCCGCAGGCGCGCCGTCGCCGGCGTCAGGCCTGGCTCGGTCTCGGGTTTCGTCGCCCCCTCGGCGACGTCGTCGGCGGTCAGCGGGCCCGACGAGATCGTGTATTCAAACGCCGAGCCCGAGGTCGCCGGAACGCGCCGGCAGTAGGCGAGCACCGACGGGTGCCGGCGCGGCGCCGGGTAGCCGGCCTCGGGAACCGAGGTCCCGGGCGCGGTGATGGCCGCCCGCTCGAGCGGGAGCGCGAGCTCGACGCGCTGGCGCCGGGGCCCCATGCTCGAGACCTCGCGACAGAACTCGGCGAGCGGGTCCGTCGCCAGCTGCTCGATCGTCACCTCAGACCTCCCACGCGCGCCGCTCGCGGACGGCGTCGACGTACTGCCGCATTTGACCCAGCACCGGATCAGGCTCCTCACGGGTGGTCGCTTTCGTCTGATAGACCGGCCAGGGGGTGAGCGAGACCTCGAATAGCTTTGCCTCCTCGCGGACGACGGCGGTGTGTTCGGGGTTCCACTTGTCCCGGATCGGCTGGAAACCGACCGAGAGCCCGTCCTGCAGCCCGTCCTCGACGTCCTCGCGGGCCCGCCGCGACTCGGGCGAGCGCCCTAGCTTGAACTCGCACCAGAGGCCCCGCGAGTCCTCGGTGAGCACCTCCGCGACGCCTATCAGCGCCGACGGATCGTAGCGGTTGTGGCGCTGCAGGAGCTTGACCCGCTGGACGCCCTCGCGGATCGTCTTAGCGAACACGCCGCGTTGAAACGACTCGGTGTAACTCCCGTCCCAATCGGCGACCGACGCGGGCACGTCCCAAGGGACGGCGATTCCCTCGACGACGCCGTTCTGACCCTCTGCCCGGACGTGCAGGTCGATGATCTCCCAGCGCGCGTGCATCCCCTCCGGCAGCGCCGGCGGCGCCGCCGGCGCGGGTGGGGCGATCGCCGACCGGACGTGAATCCGCTGGCCCGGCGCCTGCGGGATCCCCGGCAGCCACTCGGCCGCCCGCCGCGTGTGCTCGGCGCAATAGCGCGAGCTGGGCCCGGTGCGGACCTCCTCGCAGGTCGGCCAGTGACAGCGCCGCTCGCCGGCGCCCCATAGCCGATTCAGGACCTCGTACTCGCTCATCGTCCGATCACCTCCAATCGTCGCGGTTCGTCCTCCCGCCCTTGGGCTGGGGTTGCGGGCTCGCCGAGCGGCGGGAGCCCCTCTTTTTGGCGCACGTCGTCGAT